GTTTGTGTCTGTTATCAGAACCTTCTCTATCATATCCCTTGTACTTTTGAGGGTCGTCATTTTCGGATAAAAACGACAACCGGTTTAACATTTTGTTTTTATTCTCGTTTTGTTTAATATTTTGCTAATTAATTGGGTCTTCGTAAGTACGTTCTTCCAATTCCGCATAAGAATAGGCTACGTCCGTTCCTTTAGTTAGAATCCATATTGCACCTAATGACATGAACTCATATACTCCGCTTTTTGATATAGCGATCTTATTGCAATAATGATATTCATTATTTTCAAATGTAAGTTCATTAAATCCATCTGTTGTTACAACTGAAGTATAACCATAAGTGCTTCCCATTGCTGCATTATATATTGTCAACGAGATTTTCATCCCATTATATTGGACAGCCTCTGGAAGCATATACATACTCTGGGAAATTCGGTTTGGACGGCCATTCCGAAATTCAGAGCCAAAAGCCGGATTCAAAAAGAAATACCCCTCGTTTGCACGGAAATCATGCATCCGAACAAATGATGCATTGGCAATAATTGTCCCCTCAACTTCAACATTACGTCCCTTGAAGCTCCCAGTCAGAAAATCAAGGAGTAAGTTTGGTCGAAACTTGTTTGCCGGATTCATCGGGTCATTGTAATTAAAATCTTTATATCCGCCTACCGTTTCTACAGCAGAGCCATCGGCTTTTATTCCGTATTGCGAAAACATATACTGCCCATAGAACACCGCACTTGCCAGCTTGGCGAAATTCGCCATCAGTACCTCGATAAAGGCATACTGTATCTTGTCCATCAGCACCCAGGTGGCCTTGCTGCCGTTGGCCGCATAGTCCTTTTTCGGATTAATATTCTTGAAGGTGCCCTCCTTGTTCAATACGTAATACTGCCCCTCACACAGCACCATGGGTGCGGACAGTGGGGTACGGGTATAGGATACGGATGCCGCGTACTCCCCGGTCGGATAGACCAGTGGGCCGACCGGTCCCTGCTGGAGATACTTCACTTCTCCCGTCTTGCTTGCCAACGCTTTCTTTGCCATATCATGCTGCCGTTGAGATTGTCCATGAAACATTGCCGCCTGCCTGCTGGCACATAGCTTCAGTGCAGGTACCGCTTGCCGCAGCCACATTCGCCGTAGCCGGATTGAGAATGACCCCTGCCGAATCCATAAAGACAAAATAGAACAGCATATTCTTTGCCTTCGTGGTCTGTCCCCGCTTGACAAGGATAGGCGTATAAGTCACCGAACCTCCGGAACCGGAAACAATCGTCTCATCCTCGGGATTGGGATTAGTTATGATGTCGTAGGGGTCTGACAAGTCCATCACCGTCTGCGTGTCAAGGCCTATCAGATTGCCGCCCTGCGACACCTCCACCTTAAAGATGCCCGTAGTGTCAACCAGGCTGTCCGTAACGGTCAGACTCTTGCCGGTCTGGTCGACGAGTGTCTGCCAGGCACCGTTAACCATCCTGGACCACTTGTAGGTTAGTCCGGAGGTGATCTCTGACGCTCCACGTCTCGCCATTGCCGTGAGAACGACACTGCCTCCCTTCTCACGGATGGCAAAGTATTTGTCATCTCCGGAAACGATGGTCACCACGTTCTGGTTGCCCACACCCTTGGTGATAGGGATGCTGTAAACGAACTGCACCTCATCCGACACGTTGCCCACGGTCACCGTAGCCACCGCCTTGACGCTGCAGCTCGCACCGGACGACGCCTTCACCAGGTTCTTCACGATCTGAAGCCCGTAATAGTTCGTAGTGCCCGCCTTGTAGGGGATGTACTTGAAATGCCCCGTCTCGCCGCCGAACGTGTTCGTGGAAACGTTGGATGTGAAGCTTATCAACACGTCATTGAAATACCACCTGATGGAAGAGGGCACCACAACCCCCTCAGCCACCCGTGAGGAGGTGAGAAGGAAGGAGAGCGTCGGCTTCATCGTGGTGAAGTCGGGGGCTATGTTTGTCGGAGCACCCGATTCACCATCATACTCTTGATAGAGGTCGCCTTTGTCGCACATAATCGCTGGCATGTAAACGCCAGACTTTTGCGAAAAGATTACCTGCCCGACCTTACTCGCTACGCTCATCGGTCACCTCCTCCCCGTCTTTATCCATGAAACCCTCCGGAGTGGCGACCTCCACCGGATCTTCCACGCCGTCTATCTCACCCTTGGCCTGCTGCGGGGAAAGGCACACGCCCCCGACTACTGCCGCCCGGTCGAATACCGTATCGCCGGGAAAGCCTGCCACATCGGCCTGCCATAACAGCACATTGCCGTCGGCAGTGCTGTTGCGGATTCCTGCCACTCCCAGCTTGTCCGCAACCTCTCTCGTCACTTTGATATAAAATGCCATACTGCTATCGATTAATGGTTAAACATCCCTTTTCCTTGCCACTATAAACTTACCGCTGTCATCCGTCACGTACTTGCCGTCAGATGTCACCACCGCCGCATACGGGCCCTTGTCAATCACCTTCAGCTGTAGCATCATGCCGTCGGTGCATGGGATGGAGGGCGAGTACCCGGCAGCGGCCAGCACGTATGAGGAGGCGCCGGCCGCCTTCGTGTACCATTCGCACTCAAGGATGGCCTGGGGATTGGGGACAATCCCTGCCGTATCACGGATGACCGGTTTCGGGTATATCATCTTGGTTCCGTCTGCCACCTGCTGCGGAAATCCCTCCCAGTCAATCTCGATGCTGGGAATACGCCTGCGGATGGTGGTGGAGACATAGTCTATGTCACTGTCCGGCTTGGATGAAGGAGCACCGTCCTTCGAGTACGATGCTTTCACGACGTAGGTCTGTTCGTGGCCGATATAGTCCCGGTCTATGGTAAGCACGTTCTTTGTCAGGGAGACGAACTCCCAGTCATTGTCGCCGTTACCGTCGGTAATCTGCTCCAGTGCGCCCGTATTCAGCTTCCGATAGAAGAAGAACTTGCACTTGTTGGTTGCTGTGACATCTACATCACCGACAAGCAGTCTGGCGGTGATGGCCTGCCTGGCAATGTCCCGACACGGGTTCCAATCAAGTGCCGACGGAGAGTCGACCATCAGCTTAGGCTGCGCCTCGCTGCCGTCAACGGCGCGGACAAGACGGCTGAAACGGTAGACATGCGTCTGTCCGGTACGCTTCGCATCGACATACTCGGCGTAGAACTCCAGTGTTACCGGACTGCCGGGAACGGTATTCTTTTTCACCTGAATAGTCCCTTTTGTTGCTCCGGTCTCGGTAATGACATAGCTCTTGTTGGCAGATGTAATCAATGTCCGTACACCGTTCAAGCGCTCGTACCACTTCATGTTGACCAATGACGCGTTGACCGCACCCACCTTGACCACCGCATCCGGGTCGGTAGCATTGCACCGGGGGAACAGCGTCAGGGGGGTAAGCATGTAGTCCGGAGTGTACTCGGCCTTGTCAGCCTGGTACACCTGCACGTCCGGTACGCTGCCGACAACCTCTATCCCGCCGCTGGTCTGGAGAGGGCGGTAGTTGACCTCTATCTTCTTCTGTATAGTCTGCATAATTAGAAAGTTATATAATTCATTGTCTCATAATTGTTCTGCCCGTCACGCAGCAATACCCGTGCGATGAACTTGCACCCGGTCATGTTCATATAGTCGGGGCCGAGGTCATTGACCGTCAGCGGCAGCGACTTGCCGGTTTCCGCGTGTGCGACCGCCCAGGCGTTGTCCTCGGTGACGTTGCCCGTGTCGCGCGTCCACTCCACATCACTGTCAAGGATATGCGTCGTCACATCACGGTTGTACAGCTCACCGGTAATGGTGAGGGTGGTCGCAAAACGCTCCGCATCGAAGTACCAGCCGTTGCTGCTCTCAATGTCGATGCTGAAATCCGGATTGCCCTCGATCATTGCCCAGGATGCGGAACCGTATTGGGGTTCGTCAGTAGTGCCGGAAACAAGACACATCCACTTGCATCCGTAGTGCCACACGGTATCGTACATCATCACACGTACAGTCTCGGTCTGTGCCTCGCGGTCGGCTTGGTAGGGTTCTGCTCCCGTGGCGGTCTCCATGCTCCACTCGCCGCGGTCGTTGGCGATGCGGGGCAATACGCCTTGGAAGTCGATGCGGTGGATGTCCTGCGCTACCAATCCCCGAACGTAGATATAAGAGTGCAGGTAGTTGATGGGCAGGTTGTCGAACAGAGACAGATGCTTCAGCCTGCCGACAATCACCGAATAGTTGCTTTCCTCAAGGATGGGTTTTGTGACCCCGTTAAGCATGCAGATACAATGCTCACGGGATGACAGATACCAATAACCCTGCCGTTCAGTATCAATCGGGTTGCCACGGTGTGATAATATCATCAACGGCTCAGGAGGATAATTCTTGCCACCCGGCACCTCGCTATCAGGGTACATCACAGCGTTGATCGTATTGGCTGAGGTGTCAACATGCAAGACACGTAGCCAGGAGGTATAATACTTGCCGCCACCTGATGCAAGGTCATTGACAACACCATATACAACATCGTTTTCTGCCAGTGCAGTAAAGTCGTTATCCCACCGTTTCTTCATCTTCAGGCTGTATGTGCCGTCTTCAAGCTGCGATACACTTTCGATGGTACCGGACTCGGAGAATGAGTAGTCGCTCTCCATGGCGGAGAGACGGTTGAAGATAAGTTCAAGGACAGTAAGGGAATCGCGGACTTCAAGGCGTTCAAACTGCGCGCGGCCGTTAGGGAATATTCCGGCACCCTTGCCTGCGACCATAGAGTCGATAAACTCGCCGAACTTCAACAGAAAATTTGTGCCGTCAGACTGGTCTTTGCGAAGGAACATTTTTTTCAATTCTTCATCGTGAGCTGCTATCTCCGCGATAACACGCAACGCACTCATTATATCCGTATCCGAGAACTCCCCTTCTTCCGTATCTTTGTTAAGGATTCTCGTAACCGGTACCCCATTTATTTTCAGCCCCTTCAGATAATCGACTACAGCCGTTACGCTACTGTCCTTCTTCCGATTAATAAACTCATCGTTAGCCCTTAATGAGGACAATACATTTGAGTCCGAAAAAGCAGTGGAATCTCCGGTCTTTATAATATCAACCCCCACACTTCCTCCCGGAGAAACCGAAACCGTTCCACCGCCGCCTGATGATGGCGATGAAATAAGATAGTTGGCAGAGCGAGGTTTTGCCGGGATAGTTCTTGATATTATTGTTATCTCCTTCATACTTCAACCATTATACATTCAAACCGATCGGCCACGTAATCAATAGAGCCTCCGGCATTGATGAATTTCTTACCAACCAAAAAACTGTCGGACAAAATCGTCAGCGGAGATACTTCTTTACAGTTTTTAATTATTTGGGTGAGCTTTATCCGAGTATTGCTATAATGGTTGATTATACGGGTTATCAGCAGCTCTTCAGGCCGCTTGTTTTTCCCAAGGATGGAATTATACAGATTATCTGTGAGATAGTCACCATTAAGCAGCACCTTGCCATAGCATGCCCCATCATCATTGTATGAGCTTATTTTCAACTCCATTTCATCAAGTTCATTGATAAAACTTTCATTCAGGACATTCTCATAAACGCGGTCAGAATCATCTGTATCCGTCATACCGTCTATCTTCTGGAAAACACATTTCAAATCCTTTAAAAAACAATTCACATATCCACTGAACAATTTCCCGACAAAACTCTTTATGACAAACTTCGGCTGACCGCTAACCGAAAGGCCCAACGGCATGATATATCCGTCCAATCCGTCATAAGGCATACTCAAGGTCTTGGTAGATTTTATACTAAGGAAACCACCCGATACCGGTTCATGGAATGTTCCATCCTTGCCGTCATCAATATATACGTTGAATGTAGAATATCCGTTCGTAAAAGTGGTTCCATTCCAATATTTATCACCTATCGAGAACTCACAGACAAAATACGGGGGTATGGAAAATCTGGGCAAATCATCCCCGAACGAATACATTTCATCTATAGGGACCAATGCCGGCAATTCGTTTTTTGAGGCCAGCACAAGCTGCACACTTCCTTGTATGGCAAACGCGCCGTCTTTATATAACGCAGTAGGAAGAGGCCTTTCAAAAGTCAATATCGGGTTATCGGATTTTAAATTGTATTTCGTGTCATCTGGCCGTGCACCTGATGGATAAAGCACCGTCCTTATCTGTATCAGGTCTTCGTAATTGTAGTTGGTAATATTTGGCTCCCACTTGTCTCCATTCTTTTCCATTTCATAATTGCATCTCTTTATCGGTATCGCCCCATACAAAAGTTCAACATCATCAAGAGACATATTCCTTATTGCATCTTCATTCACCGGATTCTGTGTTATTCCCGGTTCGTAATGGTACATTTTATATTCATTCGGCAAGAAATAAACCTTTCTGGAAACCTTATTGTCCTTCACGAATTCCCTCGCATACAACAGTTTGTCTCCAAGACGGAAAAGTGTTTTAAAATCCTCCTCCGGGAATATCTTCCCCACCGGATAATTGTTGCACTTGACCGTCACCTTGTTGTAGCCCGGAAGAATATCCAAGGAGTGACCGGAACCGGCAAAGCCTATATCCTGCACTATCAGGCTGTTCACATCCACCTCTTCCTTAGCCGCCAATGACGAATCGTACTTATTGTATATTCCCTCATGGTCCATATCGACAAAATAAAGCTCTCCTTTCCAGTCTACACAAGTCCAGTTCAAGAACTTGCAAATTTCCTCCAGCACTTCTTTCAGCTTCATGGGCTTGCCATCTTCGTCGAAAAAATCCTGCTCACTGATGAGCATCTTTTCGAGAACATTCTCACCGGACGCATACTGATTTGCACCGGACGCATACACATGAGGTATATATACTGAGACGTAGTTACCCCCAGACTCCCCTATACAGCGTTTCAATAAGTACCATAATGAAACAAAGGATTTTTCCTCGCCCTTTATGGTGTAATCCAAGTATTCCAACACCGACATGGCCGATATGCATTCCATCTCCAACGAGAACAAATCAGAAGAATAATCCTGAGTATAAAGCTCCGGCTTAACATATCCGCACCACTCTACTACGCTATTTCTCTCCAACGTGACACGAAACTGCCTATAATCGGTAGAGAACAGTGTACGTAGATAATCACTACCGACAACCTCTATTGTGGCAGTGGAGAATCTTGAAGGAGTATATAAAAACTCTTCATTTGATATTTCCACAACAAACGGATTGGCTCCTGCCACTAATTCTGTGCTTTCTCCGTCATATCCTTCCTTTTCTATTTTAACGACATAAGACACCTCTCCCCGCGAGGCGAACGGTATGGTATAGATTAATCCGTAACTCATAATATCGGCTTTTTCCCTTGTGATTTCAATTCGTTGTTTATCGCGAGAATAATATCCTTGGCCCTCACTTTTGTAGTAACTGTCGATGACAAGCTTTTCGCGCCCCCAATATTACCGGAGTTTATCGCCCTGAAAAGGTTGGACTGCTGGCGCTGGTTCAGAATCATTTCCCCGGAGTTTACACGGGCTAATATTTTGTCTCCTGATGTCGGGCCACCGGTAATAATACCGCCTTGTGCGAATTTGGGAATAAGGGCGAAGGCTGCTATGGCTGCTGCGATTGCTCCACCGATAGCGATTATATTTGCAGGGAAAGGCAATTTGGCAGCACTGGAACCGGCAGCACTGGCACCCTTTGCCGTATTGGCGGCAACCTCAGTTCTGGCATTTGTTACTTCTGTGGCGGTCGTGGCCGTATCAACAGCAGCCATCGTTTCGGCATTCACTATCTTCGTGGCGGTCGTAGCAGTATCTATAGCCGCCTCCGCTTGCTTCGCCCGACCCAATTTTTCAGTCAGTTTAGTAATGGTCTGTATAGTCTCGATAATACTCATGAAAGCATCCACTGTATTTGTCATGGCATTCCATATTGCCATTATCTGTTCCCAGGCAGTAGCGTCAACGTCATTCATCACATCACGCAAGCTTTCAAACGCACTCACTACACGGTCGGAAGAACTTGCCACATCTTTAATTCCGGAATACAAGCCCTCGTTCAGTTCTTTCGTGAAGTCTTTGACATCCTGCTTGACCTGCGCTATTTTCAAGGCATCTTCCAGGCTTGTCACATTTTTCATTGCATTATCCAATGTTCCTTGCAAGTAGGAGGCACCGCTATTGACCGCATCTTGTAATTTACGCTTGTATTCATCCCATATATCCAAATCCTCCCTCAATTTATCTACATCTGATTTCTTATAGTCAAATGTAGTGTTACGCCTTCCAAGAATAGGAGTTTCCTCTGCCCTGATGTCCTCCTTTGAAATAGCCTGCTGCATCTCATCAAGTATCTCCCGGGTTGTAGCGGCTGTAACCGCAAGCATTGCTTCACGATATTTTTCAGCCAAGTCCTCTGCATAATTACCCCCTGACACTGTTTTATCCTCAGATGACAACGCACTGATAAGAGCTTTTTTATTTAATTCCGCATATGCTTTATTATATTCGTCCAGTGTCATCATCTCCACCTTACGACGCGCATTCAACTCGCGAAGGGATTGGGTGTAGCGTTCCTGCTCCTTTTGAAGCTCCGTCTGTTTTTGCGGCTCTCCATCACCGGAAGGAGCAACACTTTCTACCGTCTTTTTTACGGCATTCTCTATCCGGGCACTGGCATCTCGTGCTATCTGCCAATAACCAGCAACCTCTTTAAGCGTTTTTTCATAACCGCCGACAAATGACTGTCCGGTACGTCTTATATGTTCCGCATATGTATCGATAGCCCTCTGTAATGCCTCCTTATTTCCGGTCTCATTGTATAGGGCCATATTTTGCATTAAATAGTCAAAGTTTCCTTGCGATATGCCTTCCAACCTTGCTTTTGGACTGAGCTGATTTATCTTATCCTGCGCCTCTATTTTCTTTTGAGTATAAAAATCAGCAGCAGCAGTAGCCTCCAATAATTTAATGCGTTTGGCTATTATGTCATTAATGTTCTGCTCCTTGGTTATCTGCTGACCGACAATACCCTCTATGCGCTTTTGGTATTGCTCTTGCAGCTTCTTGTTGCCCGCCGCCTTATTGTACAACCCCTGCAACACACGCAATTGAGCCACCTCAGCAGATGTGGAAGACAATGCGCCGGCAACTTCCTTTTTATAGTCGGCAAATATATTTTTAATGCGAGTCGCTTCCTTACGAGCCCCAACCAAATAGCTGACGAGAGCGGATATACCGGAAATTATAGCTATCGGCAGAAAAGACTTGAACAAGCCCGTAATGGTGCGCCATAACTGCACAAAACCCAGTTTTATTGATTTCAGAGCCTTCGCCCATGAATTTGATGTCTGTACAACCGCGGCATTTGCCGATGCGGCCTCCGCTATGTCGTTGGCTTTCTTTTCTGCCAGTTTTGCATTATTCAAAGCCCTTTCGGCAGCGGCCAACTGTCTTTTTGAGGCCAATCGCTTGTTGTTCTCTATAGTTTCATAATCGGTAAGCGTTTTCAGATAGGCCTTTTCCGCAGCAACCCTTGCTTCCGTCGCCTTCCTCATCTGCTCCTGAGCAGCCGCATCCTTACTTATGGTAGTATCTATGAGCTCCCAGAATTGGGCGAAGTATTTTGTGACAGACAAAAGCAACTTGCCGCTGATAATTCCTATTATAAATGTGAATATACCGCTAATCTTACCTTTCAATGAGTCCAACGCTCCGGCCAGCCAATCAACCAAAGACTTGTACTTTCCCTGAACATCCATGCTGTTCACAAGTTCTGTGAATATGTTCTTGAGCCTATTGACAGATGTCTCCAGATTATTCGTATCCACATTGGGAACCATCTCATTCAACGCGTCCGCAAACTTCGGAAGAACATCGGCGCTCATAAGCTTGCCTGCCTTCAACAGCTTATCGAGACCCGCAACCGAAGTGCCTGCGGCCTTCGCCATCGCTTGCAAAGCAATAGGCAGGCGTTCTCCCATCTGTAGACGCAGCTCCTCAGAACTAATCTTCCCCTTGCTCATCATCTGGGATAAAGCCAAGAATACCCCGTTGCTGTCCTCCGCACTCATACCGAAGGCTGTAACGGCACGGGAAACGGACTCGAATATTTTCCGCTGGTCCTCCATAGACATGTTGGAAACGGAGGCAGAAGCCGTGAACTTGGCAAAATTCCCGGTCAGGGCGTTAATCTCAAGACCGTATTTCTTTGCCATGTCAACCAGAAAGCGCTGGTTGTCCGCATACTGGGACATGCCCCCCGAAACATTCTTCAAGGCAGTAGTAACCCGATTGGTTTCACGGGCCACATCCACAAACCGGGAAACCAAATTACTCAACCCTATACCGCCGGCTCCGAGTGCAGCTGTAAAAGTAAGAAGTTGCATCTGCATTGACTTGAAAGCAGACTTCACCTGATTGGTTCCCTTCTTGAAGTTCTCGGTGAGAAGGTTTATTGCGATACTGAAACTTAGTTTTCCAGCCATAATCTCTTTCCTTTCTTTAAAAATTCCTCAAATCTTTCCACCTCCGCGTCATTAATCCCGGTCTCTTCTCCGGAATTCTGTTCCCACGGGAAAGTGATAAGGTCCTTAGCCCCGTTCTCCATAGCCTTTGCGTCTATGTGCGGAAGTATTGTAAGATAAGTCCACAGCCGCGCACTCTCCATCTCGTCCTTCTTCTTGTTCTCATAGGCTTCTATATAAAGCGGCAGGTCCTGCAATTCCATCTCATTCAAGGCATAATGGGCATCAAGACCGGACATGATGAGTGTAGCGACTATGTTTCCTATGGTTTCCGGACTGTCGTTATCGTTTCCTCCACTTCCGGCATCCACACTACTGTGCCTGAACTGGGCCATGACTGATATAATCCTTCCCAAAGAGACAGACATTTCATCCATAACCTTTTCGTTTGCCAATACCAATTTAAAGACCTCATACTTATACGGCACCTTGAAACAGTCAATAGACATCGCATACAACAAGGCCTCCATATCCTCCCGGTCTGAATAGTCCATCAATGAAAAAGACTTCCCGCGCATCTGTTCCCAACGAATAACGGACTTTATCGTCAACCGGGAAAGCCCTGTCTTCTTAACGGCTTTCTTTTCAATCGGCATGTTCTCTCTATCGCCTTTCATTTTTTCGCAGATTCCAACAAAGAGGTATCCGACAAGAAGCATTATGATTCCAAATAGAATTATCGCCATAACTATAATGGTAAAGGTTTCGGGATTTCGTACTATCATTATACAAAAGGCGGCCATCATAGGACCGCCTTCCGAATATCCGTTTCTGGTTTGCTACTTTAACCTCCTTATTCAGTTCCGGCTACTTGCGCCAATCCACCAATCCCTTTAAAAGAGCTGCTGCATTTGGCAATCTGTCCGGACTCTGACGTGACGGACAAGGATGTAATCATCACCTCGCCGGTATAATTCATCTTTTTAGTGTCCTTGTTAAAGGTACCGCCGAAATTATCCTTGTCAGTTGACAACGCCTCACCGAAATAAAATTCGAGAGTTTCACCGGCGATCTGTTTTGTCAGCAAAGTATCAAAACTCATCGTACCCTCCTTACGCGTCACCAATGACTCACTGGATATAGTGTAGCTCTTCTTCCCGGGCAAAGACCCGGACCAGCTCCCCATCATCTTATTGGAGATATCAATCTCTTCTGTCGTAACCTCCAACGTTGCCGTAGAGGCGAATGCAATCGGCTGGTCGCCGACAAATACGAAAAGCTCACCTCTGTAGATGTCTGTTCTTGAATCTAATTTTGTTCCCGCCATAATTATCGCTGTTTAATTGAAAATTGTAATACTTGAATGAATTTCTTATCAATGAAGTCCTCCGTGGAGTCTTCAAGCTGTATGCGCATGTCCGGGTCCTTATAGTCACCGGACAATGTATCGTATATCAAAGAAGCAAGACTGTTATTCCTTACATAGGAGTCACTGACCGCCGTCACATAGATGACCGCTGTCTGGCTGGCAACTCCCATCTGTGTATACTCCTGCTTCAATCCGTCGCGCTGGTATACGATGAAATCGCCGTCCGTTCCTTCGGGAGCCATTATCGGAAATACCCTATTGCCGACAAGGGCTTTTATCTCCTCGTTCTGAAGCAGGAGAGATTGAATTTCAGCCGTTATCTTGAACATGTTCATTTTCTATCAATTATCCGTTGTACCGCTTTCTGTATTCCAGAATAAAGAGTCTGTACCGCCTTGTCCTTTTCTGTCCGTCCAGCGTCCGACCAGAAATGATTCGCAGGCATGATACCACGGTAAGCTTTTCTTTTATACTTTCCCTTTGTGTACCGCCTTGACGTACCCATATCCACCAAATGAGAGTGGTTTCCTCCGGGACGGTCAAAACCGGCCAAAGCCCCGAGTTTATTACGTTTGACCCTGGTGGTGAATGAATTCATCAAATGCCCGGTATGCTTCCCGTGATAAAGCAAACGGTTTCTCAGGTTGTCTCTTCCTTTAATTCGAAAAACATTCATCGCGGAACGTAGACCGCTCTTAACAGCCTTGTCCTTCTCGAAGTCTTCAAGCTTCCGGATAAGAAACTGTATATTTTCCCGGTCTATAATTGAAAATTCAATCATACATCAACCTTTCTCATCGTTATTGTCAACTCATTGCCGTTAGGCTCAAGCATTTTTATCTCCCAGGTACATCCGGCATACTCCACACGACATCCGTACTTTATCTGGGGGTAGTTGCGTGTCTGCATGACAATCGTCTGATTCACGAACTGTTCATAGGCAGTATCTTCCTTTGAAAACAGTGTCTGCTTCTTACGTGAAGCCCGACAACGGAACAATTCCCTGTACTCCCTTTCCACAGAACCGAATTCCGATATAGTCTCCACCGGCTCCTTGAACACAAGCGTATATTTCAGTAGTCCAGCCCTCATCCTGCATAGTTACGATAAAGCGCCACAAGGTGCGAATAAGACAACGGCACTTCCGATGCCTGGGCGAAAGCCACCGGCTCGCGATTGGCATAAAACTGCCCTACCATCAGAAGGATACACTGACGGAGAGGCGCGGGAATGTCCTTCCCGCCTTCCTCCACCAATGTATCCAGCTCCATGCAAATATCCTTCGACACAACTACCTCAGCCGCCTCAATGAGGCCGGATATATACTCGTCATCATCCGTAAACTCCTGCTCCACATTGAGATGACGCTTGGCCAGTTGCAAATCGACGTATGCCATACTACTTCATGGATGCTATGCAGAACGACTCCTTGCGGATAAAGCCCATATTCCAATATGAATTGGTAATCAGTCTCACTGTACCCTTCAAGGCCTGGGTATACGGATCAACCAGTAGCTCTATACCGCCCCATTGACCGATGAAGTAGTCCGCCCAGTTACCGAATACAATACCGTATTCATCCGAACCGTCACCGATACCTTTCGGCAGATTGTTGGTTCTGAGTGCACGGTAACCGTTCAACTGGCCGTCACCGTTACCGGTAAAGATGAAACCGCCCGCACCGGAAGCGTCCTTCACCTTTGTCTTGGCCTTTCCGACAAGTGCGGGGTGCAGGATATAGGACAAGTTGCCGAACAAGGCATTCTGTGTATCAGCATTGGTCTCCATCGCGACAATCTGTGCCCAAGTCATATCTCCCTTAATGGTAGCGTCGAGAGTACCGAACATACCGTCCGGAGTATTAGCCACACTGGTTTCCTTGCTGAACGCTGTCTGTTCAATCTTCTGGGCGATGGCTACAGCTATAGCCTGACGGATATACGCCTCGACGGAAGCATTCTCCTGAACAAGCAACTGCTTGGAAATGTCCACATAAGCAGTCAGACGCAAGGGCTTGAACAAGTCTCCCTTGCTGAACGCGCCGGCGCCGTCTTTTGCGTCTGCGTTTTCAGCCTCCCAGAATACGTTCGCACCGGAAAACTCTGGCCAGTAGATGTTCCCCTGCAATCCGGTCATGAAACGGGCGCCGGCACGGGACAACACAAGAGCTGACTGCAAAGGCAGAAGCATCTCCTGCTGTTCCTCGTCAATGACAACCCCCGTTGTCGTTTCGGTAGCCGCCGTAAATGCGGCACGCTTCTCCACGTTCACGGGGACTACAATGCTGCGTCTGTCCGCCATCTGGGCTCCCGACATGTTGTGATGCGTAGTGGCAGCCTCAATAACCGCCGCCTCAACATCGTTCTGCTGGCTTCCGTCCACCATGTTTGCGATGGCACGACGCAAGGAGAATCCACCTTGCGGCTGATGAGGACGTCCCTTCTGGCGGTTTTCGTCTTCCCTTTCTGCAATTTCAAGATTGATTTCGGCCATACGGCATTGGTTTGCGCCAAGTTCCTCGTTCTCCTCGGCATTCAACTGCCGTTTCTCTCCCTTGGCTTTTTCAATGATAGCCTTTGAACGAGCGGAAATCTGCTTCTTCTCGTCCTTCAATTCTGTAATACTTTTCTCTTTCGCCATAACATTAAATATTTAATGATTTTTCAATATTTGAATAATACTCTTCCATGTCCTTCTCCTTCAAGGAAAGCAAGTCGGCCTCCGCTTTCTCTTTCCCTCTCAGGTATACCGAAGTCTTACTGTATGCCGCATTGTACACCGGAGAAATATCGTACAGATTACCGACTTTATGTACAGTACGTTTCCAGGAACCGTCCTTTTTCTTTTCCCATGTATCTTTTTCCACATCGAAGCAAAAGGAGCTTTCACTGACCTCCCCCCGACGAATATTCTCCAGCAATTCCTCCCCCAAAGCCGTTTTTGGGGCCTCGAACCGGTATTTCAATCCCTTTTCGTCTACCGTCAGAACTAAAGAGCCCTCACCATACTTGCTCCGGGCGAGTATCCCTCTATTTTCACTGTGGTTCATCAACGCGAACACGTCGCTTTGGGCTATGACTCCTTCCAGAGCTCCTCTCTCTATGACCTCCTCGAACGAAAGGCCGTCCGATGCCACGCCGAAAAGAAGGGCATATCCCTCCACGGTTCGCTTCTCCTCGCATTCTCCGGTCAACTGCACCTGAAAAGCGGTATTTCTGACTTCTTTTTTTTCGTCCATAATCCATGTTTTACTATCCAACCAGAAAAGTGTCGGACAAATGACTACTCTATAATATTTTTTTTCGCATTTTTAGTTTTTTGCGTATCATCCACCCCGCTCACTACATCGCCTCTCCCTTGTGCGCCCGGAATTTCTTTCACCGCATTACCCAAAGTCTGTACATTCACCGGAACAAAAGCCTCGTCGCCGTTTTCCTTTCTCGGAAGATTGCTTTCCCTGCGTATCTCATTCGGAGTCGCGCCCCCTGAATAAAACATATCTTTCCAATAGGCCGCCTGAGCCGCCTTATCCGTACGTAATATCGCCGAGGTGTCGAATTCCGCCAATATATGCCCCCGCTCGGAAGGCAGGAAAACCTTTCTGTTGATTTCCAGCTCCATCTTCGTGATTACCGCCAAGACCGTATCCGTCAGATACTGCAGTTGAGTGGCTTCAACGGTGGAATAGCTCGATTTGGACAAGTCGAATGCCTTGACCGGAGAGACGGAGAAGAACCGGCATATGTCCGTCACATTGAACAACCTGCTTTCAAGGAGCTGGCAATCCTTAGGAGAAACAGTAATAGGCAGATATTTCATGTTGCCCTCCAGAACCGCTATGCCGTTCGGGTGATTCCCCATCCGGTCATACCACACCTGATAAATCTCATCCCGCTGTTCCTTATCCAGCCTTCTCCCCTCAACCGTCAGGATGCCGGAAACAGAGCCGCCCGACTTGAAGAAGCCCGCCGCATGCTCCTCGCTGCTCGTGGCTATGTTCAAGGTCTGTCTCGCGTGGGTGAGGGTGGATACACCGACTATGCCGTCATAGGAGAAGTTAAGCACATGAATCATGTCCTTCGGCTCGACAAGCTCCTTAAATCCGGTCACCTGATAGCGCTTGCGCATGATGCCCCTTCTGTCGGTAATCCACTGGATTGACACCTGGGTTGTCGGGATATAGACAAGCTGCTGCACGTTCAGATTATTGTCCCGCTCAATGTAGGCATACCCGTTCCCGGTAAGGAGAACAGACACCATGAGCGTTTTGAAGAACACAAACCTTGTCATGTTCTCGTTCGGTTCCAGATCCAGCAACTGATAGGCCGGATGCCCCTTAAACTCCGACTTGAACCCGTCATTGTCCAAACGATACGTCTTGAGGGGAAGCACCGCCACACTGTCGGAAATAAGATCCACGCATCTGTACACCGTGGACAGAAGCATCGGCATGCTCCGACTCTGCAGAATCGACGGTCCAGCCGAATACCCCCATGCCGGTATACGCGAAAGTTCCTGCTTGCCCGCGCGTCTGGTATCCTGCTTGCCCGCGCGTCTGGTGTCCTGCTTGTCGGTACGCCTGATCTCAATGTTGGTATATGGTATTTTCATTTCAGTGATTTTTCAGAACAACCAAAAAAGTGTCGGACAAATCAGTAAAATTCCCCATAACGGGGTGAGACAAGATACACGCCCAACGCCTCGAGCATACTGATAACGCCGTCTATCTTCTTTTCCTCAAACTGTTTGGACGGCTTGGTGTTCCCACTGCGGTCGCGGGCCATGACCACGTTACGGAAGCAGTGCCGGTTTATCACGTTATTGTCTATCACCGCCTTTCCGGACAAAAGCAGACGCTCCATCTCCTTGGTTGGACGGTTGAAATTGCCGAGCACCTGACTGAACGGCTCCATAGGCAAACCTTTCTCCTCGGCATTGATGGTGAACTGCGTGGCGTTCCACGTATCATACGCTATCTTCTGGATATACACTTTGTCCCTGATATCCATAATGTCGTTAAGAATATAATCGTAGTCTGTGACATTTCCCGGTGTAATGGTTATCAGCCCCCGCCTTCTCCACTCACCGTATAACTCCTTGAACCGACGCTCTTGCAATGCCATTTCCGGCAGGTAATACCTTACCTTGAAGTAGTATTTGTCCTCCGTGGGAAACATGAATGCGGCGCATGTCAGGTCGCTTGTACTCGAAAGGTCAATCCCCATGTAACAGTCCATATCACGAAACTGTTCAAAATCAATATTAGCGGAGGCATTCAATATATAATGGTCAGGAATCCATACGGTTTCCGCATCACACCACATATTGATGTTCTTCGTCTTGACGCCGACCTCTTCCGAAGGGGAATTCACCGCTTTCTGGACCTGCTCCCTCAAGTACTTCATCTTGACTGTAACTCCCAAATTAGGATTACTCTTGGGCCACACCCTTTCATCCTTCCAGTCATCTCCCTCATCCAACGCGTAAATCAGCGCAAAGAGAGTATCGTCCTCCTTCAGCCCCTTAAGCACTTCCGTACACATTTCCCGGAACTGGTAGCAGGGCCCCAGCTTGTCGAATCCCGCAGTCGTAATGATAACAGACATCGGGTCGTCCCGCATTCCCTGCCCTGACTGGAGCACATCCTTCAAACTGGAATTCTTGGCGGCATGGTACTCGTCTAACAGGAACATGGACGGATTAGGACCGTCCAATTTACTGGAATCGGCAGCCAGCACCTTCAGGAAAGAAAGAGTCCGGTCAAAATTTATCTGGTCACGGAAAGATTCCAGATAGCGGTGCTTCGGATCAAGTCCCGACACGAAGTTCCTGCACATTTTGAAACTGACTTTCGCCTGGTCCTTACTATTGGCCGCCAAATAGACCTCCGCCGCGGACTCCCCGTCAGCGATAAGATGATATAAACACAAGGCAGCGGCAAAAGCGGACTTTCCATTCTTACGGGCCATCTCGATGTACACAGATGAAACCAGCCTGCACCACACCCCGTCCTCTTCCTTCTTATAGAACCCGTAGATGTTTGCCACGGCAAACTCTTGCCACGGCAGCAACTTAAAGGGCTTTCCCGCATGCCTGCCGGTATAATGGCGCAGCAGGGCGATGAATTCAATGGCATAGTCCGCCCGTTCCTCACGAAACTCAATGTCGTCCCGTTCAAACAGAGAATAAAACCGTTCAACCGCCTGCTTTATGAATTCCCCTACCAGAACCTTACCGTCCCTGACATCGGCCGCATACTGATAATACCCTTTCATCGTCTCTCACGGGCTCCTTTCTTGAGAAAATTATCCAGAGGGGAATCTTCTTCCTTATCTGATTTCAGCGATTTGATATTGCCCCGACTCTTTATGGTCAGACCGTACTCAGTCATAATCTTCATGACCTGGGCATAATTTTTTGTAGCGATGTTTTGCGCCGGATTGGCCGCTTTCTCGTACTTAATCATAACTACCGGTCCTTCTTCCAGCAGAATATCAGTCGCCTGCAAGTACATTTCATAACTTGTAGCAAGCATACGGAGAGCGCCGAGGTCTATATTCTGGATAGCCTTACGGGCATTCAATTCCCTCACAACATCACGCATAAACTTCTGGGTTTCATCCGAACAACCCTGGGGCATTATGAATTTTACCATAGTCTGTTTTTCACAGTAACCATAAGAATGTCTGACATTCTAAAATGTTAATCTTTTAACAAATTCAAAATTTTAAAAATTGCCGTGCGTGTGAAGAAGGGTCGGGTGAGGTTTCGGCGAGATAAAGTCCTAAAAAACAGCCCCCTATCCCCCCTATGGCCACATGAATCGTGCAATGGCAGTCATCTGTAAATCAGCTACATACAAAAAGCCTCATCCTTTACGGGCAGAGTAACAATGATTGTAGACTACCGTTTAAATATTTCTTTTATTATGTATCGCCTGATGGCACCGCTTGCATAGGCTCATCAGGTTGTCAAAGTCATAGGCGAGGTATAGCCGTTGCTGCGGGTCATCCGTACTCATGAACGAAGTCAAGTGATGTATATCCTCAGCGGGAACGGTCCTGCCCTCACTCTCGCATACCTCACACAAGGGGTTGCAGGCGAACTTCCACGCCCTCAACTTGCGCCATCGTTCCGAATTATAGATTTTCCGGCGTTCGGCGTCATACCGGTTGTTATCCTTCGTCCTCTTCTTTTGGGGTTTGTAAATAGTCGGCATAAGTCACTTTCTTTAATTGTTGCGCGTCACTAACTGTCTGGAACTCTATCATCCTATAACGGTAAAGGAAATGCTCTATCAAAGCACCGTCCGTCTTGCATCCAAGCGATTCAGGATCCTGGATAACATACAGGACAGTATCCTGGAAGATGTCGTCGTACCCCCGGGAATCAAAGCATGCCTGCGACTGCCGGAAGCATAAGGCACGCAGCTTATGGTAATTGCGCCCTACGCTTTCGGCAACCTCCGGATAGAAATCACTTTTCTTGTATCTGTCTCTCATCAATTTTCAAGTTACCGGATTCATCTGTTATCTCGTCTATCCCCTTCATTACCAGACTGCGGACAATTACCGATACCGTTGCGCCGGTCTTCTCCGACAGTTCGTTCAGAATCATCCATATCCTTTCACTAAACCGGATTGACATTCTTCTGCTTGCCATATCAAGTCCTCCTATACTTTTCAATTCTTGCCTTAACTGCTCGCATCAATGCTTCCTGCCGGTCTATCTTGCTTCCTAACGCCTTGATGATATCCTCATCGATAGTTCCGTCAACCATCAGCTTATGTATGATTACCGGCTTTGTCTGCCCCTGCCGGTACAATCGCGCATTAGCCTGCTGATACAATTCGCAGCTCCACGGAAGGGAAAACCATACAACGATATTGCCTCCTGCCTGAAGATTCAATCCGTGCCCTGCACTTGCCGGATGTGCAAGCATCAGCGGTATCTCCCCCCTGTTCCACGCACGGATGCAATCGCTTCCGCCTATCTCTACCGGATGATACTTCTTCAGCCTTTTCATGATGCGATACACATCGTGCTTGAAAGCGTAGAACACCAGCACCGGTTGTCCGTTAGCGGCCTCAACGATTTCCTCCAGCGCCTCCAGCTTCTCCTCATGAATCTCATGCACATTATGATCCGCATCGTATATCGCGCCGTTGGCGAACTGCATCAGCTTGTTCGTCAGTGCTGCCGCATTGACCGCCGATATGTCTCCTTCTTCTTCCGGCAGCGATAGTATCTGCTCCTTCTCGAATTCATCATATCGCTTCCTGTTAGTAGCTGATAACGTGACCTTCACATCCCTGTCTATGCGCTCCGGCAATTCCAGATAATCCTCCGCCTTCATGCTGATACAGATATCGCCTATCTTGTCGTATATATCCTTCTCGCTACCGTCCAGAGCCTTGTAATCATAGACTATCTGTCCGTTCGTCCGCCCCGGCTTGAAGTACTTCATCCGATATGACGTGATGCTCTTTCCCAATCTCTCTCCCATGTCCAAGAGATACATCTGGCTCCACAGATCCATCAGTCCGTTAGGCGCCGGTGTTCCCGTCAGTCCAACGACACGATTCACCTTAGGACGCACCAGGCGTAGCGCACGGAACCTCTTCGACTTTCCCGACTTGAACGATGACAGCTCGTCAATCACCACCATGTCGAAAGGAAAGTACCCATTCCACTTTGCTACCAGCCATTCAACATTCTCCCTGTTTATCACGTATACGTCTGCATCGCGTTGAAAGGCCTCGATTCTCTTCTTCTCTGAACCCAGCATCACAGATACCCGCAGGCCTTTCAGGTGATCCCACTTGGCGCACTCGGATGTCCAGGTATCTTCTGCAACCCTTTTTGGCGCTATCACCAGCACCTTGTTCACCTCCAGGTATTCATTCATCAGGATGTTGATTGCGGTTAAAGTTGATATTGTTTTGCCCAGCCCCATCTCCAGGAATAATCCTGCCGCTGGGTGTTCAATGATATGTCTCACCGCAGCTTTTTGATATTCGTGTAAATTACGTTCATCCATTTTTCAAGTCATCCAAAAATCTATTCAATTCACTTTGTCTGTCAATCACTCTCACGTCAAAGCCCAACTCTCTGAGGTCCTTGATAGCTTTTTCCTGTAGCTTCGTCGGCTTCTTGCCTGTTGTCTTCAGCTCAGCGAAACAGCACCGCCCTCCTGGCATCAGCACCACCCTATCCGGGATGCCTCTATGGTACGGCGAAGTAAACTTCAGCGCTATGCCCCCCAGAGCCTTCACGCCATCTCTGAGTTTTCTTTCAATCAGCTTTTCGCTAATCGGCTTATCAATGTTCGATTTAATTAATACTTTCATAAGATATCGTCTTTTATCTCGGCTAAAGGAGCTGTCACTAATGTATCTAAAATTGGGTACACTCTTATATAAATACCATTTAGCATATATTCATACTCCCTATATATATCCTATTATATGCTAATCTCATATATTATATATAAATTATAGTGACATAGTGACAATATAGGGTATCACATTAAAATTCAGCAAATTAAGCTGTGACTATGCTGTCACTATGTACTATAAGAGATTGTGACATTGTGACTATTTTAGCCGAAAATGTCTTCTTCTTCTGATTTAGTGTCCCTACCGGCTAAATCCAAGGCCCACCCTTTTTGACGGCCATAGCCCTTGTCTGGTAGTTTCTGCACTCTGACCCATTTGTCTATTTTTTTCATACACGCCGATACACGGAGACTGCTTCGCCGGTCGTTATCGACAAACACACCTAGGTCTACACATTCATTCAATATCTCTTTAGCCGATACTGATGTGCGTACCAACACACCTTCAGCGCTCAGCAAGTCCTCGTTAGCAAAGTGAGCCCTTCTCTGCTTCGGTGTCATGTCATACCAGTTGGCGGGTAATTTCTTTTCCAAAAAGGACTCTATAAGCCCCTGCCATTCATCTTTCACCTTATAATCATCCTGTACCTTCAACAGCTCATTGCTTAGGCTAGCGGGGAGCATGAGAGGTATTCTCTGCTTATAATGCGTCACGGCTTCCGCCCACAGCTGCCCGATAACATCATCTGTAAGGTCATCCCACAGGCTGTATTTCGGTGGGTTTACGCCAACTTGTACGGGCCAGTAGCGGCGTTCACCGGTGGCATCACGCAGGAACTCATCCTCGTTGGTCGTTGCAAAGAATATATTCTGCCTTAACCGGTGTACCTCATTCTTCCCGTAGGCTGGCCGGAAGTCATCAGAGGTCTTTGAGAGGAAATTCTTAATAGCCTCGACCTCGGCTTTCCTGAATCCTACCAGCTCGCCGATTTCGATGATGAACTTTCCGCGTAGATGGCTAGCTGCCTTCACCGGTTCATCGGGCGATGGCATGGACGATGAAAACCATTCCAGATTCACGGACATCTTCTCCAGCAGCGTAGACTTACCGCATCCCTGAGTACCGACTATAACGGTTATCTGGTCGAACTTCGTACCCGGCTCAAAGGCTCTGTACACCGCTGCGGTGAATGTTAGCCTCGTGAGCCATCGGTTCAGCTCTGTATCGGATGCGCCCAGGTAGTCTACGAAAAGCGTATCCAGCCGCGGTGTTCCGTCCCATACCAGCCCGTCCAGGTATTCCCTTACCGGGTGGTATGCGTTTTCCCGGCATACCGCGTCCATGGCATCCTCAATCTTTCCTCGTCCCTCTATGCCCCACGGTTTCCTGGATAGGAAGATGCGCAGATTGGCCTCGTCATCGTCACGGACGAATATCTCCCTGTCATCCTCCCGTCTCCATGGCGGCAGCCTCTTGAAGACGGGTCTTTCGTTGAAAGTGTCATAGGCGAAGCATCCTCTTAATGACGGGTCATTCTTTATAATTAGATATATATTGTCGTATGTGGCCAGGAATCCACCTTTCGCCCCGGGTTCAAGCGAATCTATCCAGCTTTCATCCTCTTCCCCCTCAGCGGTAATTATCCCTGCAAAATCATCCCCTGCAGAAGCTATTCGTTCTCTGTTCATCAGAGATATGGTATCTTTATCCTGCAGCGCAAACTCCTCCATGGCCTTGAAGGACGGGCGCTTGGATGTGTTTGTCTTGTCCTTCACATCGCTGTCCAGGTGGGAAAACTTCTCTATGCGTATTAGGTCAAAGGCATTGCACAGGATTTCGCAGGCAGGATCCGTTGAATGGTGCGAATAGCTGAAGGTGTTGTCGTAGATGACTACACCCCCGGCGGTGGTTCCGAGGGCGTATGTATAACGCCCTGGCACATCACAAGGGATATAGATGTCGGGCAGGAACTTATCAATGGCTTCTTCGATTGTGTAGGTACGGCAGAAAGCCCCGATGACTCCAGTCTTGGCCAGCGGGTCCTCCTGCGTCTTAGCTTTCTCGATGCTTAACTTGATATCCTTCAGTTCATCTGCCGGTCTCGGCCAGGAGGACGTATCCATCCAGTTGGTGTATGACGACAGCACTTCATCGGCACATAGCGCAGGCGCGTCCAGATACTGGAAGTAGAATTCCCCATCGGCGGCCGTAGAGGGCCAATACATCAGCCGTTCAGCCTGAAAGGTGGTACGGTCAAACAGATCAATGCCTATGCTGTCAGCTACCTTACGTCCGATAGCTTCATATTCATCCGTTGTCACATCCCGGTCCAACAAGATACACAACCGCAGTCTTGGCTTTTCCGGCGTGTGCTTATGTGTAGAATATACCAGTGAAGCGCAGTCATATAGCATACAGAAGGTGTCCCAGGTGTCCGCTTTTCCGAAGTCTATATCCAGCGTCAGCAGTCTTCTTGAAGCCACCTTGCCCCGCAGACGCCGCCCGCCGTTCAGTACGCCGCCTACGAATCCCCCCTTATCCTTAATCTCATCCTGCCGCACCTTTTTCTCGTGCATGTACACCTCTAATCTCTCGTCCGTGCGTATTGTGTTGGACACCTTACGCACGAATTCCCCCCACGTCCATTCCCGTGTTCTCCAGTTGGTATCATGGCGGCTGCGGCCAGTAGCCATATAGAAGGCCGCATCATATTTAAGTTCCATATCATTACTTTTTTGTTTCTAAATATCCGTTTTCAATCGCCCAGCACAGCATTTGATAACTGCACATGTTAATCCCAATTCATTTTCCTTCTCTTGTTTCTCTCGCTCTGTACCTCTGCCATACACATCTTGCACCATGACGCTTTCAGATGGTATTCCTTACCGTTCCGGCGGGCTATTCTATCGAAGAACCGGGATAATGGAAGCGCTCTACCGCAACGGGTGCACAGTTTACGCTCCACTCCGTCAACCACCACCCGGTTACGGGGTTTTCTCTTCACAACTTCACATGGTCCGCATTCGGCAGCGCCGTACCTCCGGCAATAGGCAAGGGAATGCTTGCCGCACTTGGCGAAGGAGGTGCAATCTGAACGGGGGATTGTCTGATGGATATTCATAATCAACCAATTTTAGTCTTTCAAATAATAGGGCGTCGTATATCCCGCCCCCTTTAGCGGCAGGTCCTTAGCCCATGGGATAGGCGTCTTGAATATATCTTCAATCTCTTCGAGTGTTTGAGAGCCATCTGCTTTCGCCTCTATGATAGTCTCGTCATGAACATGGAATACAACCGGATATCCGGCAGCTTCAAGACGCATCATCGTAACAGCTAAGCAATCACGGGCAATCCCCTGCACGATGTTCTCCACCAGCTTACCGCCATAGGTTTCTTGTGTTCCCCACTGCTTCGTGGTCTGGTTAAGCCCTTCATAAGTTATGCTTTCCTTGCCGAATCGGTTTGCGCCGATGGCGGGCTTAGGATAACACAGACAACGCCCGGATGGTAGTTTAATCATGAGCAGCCCCATGCGCTTGAAAAAGAGTAGCCCGTGAGTTTCCGAAGGTCCTCCCGTCTCGATTGCGGCGGTAGCAGCCCTCTCAACATCCGTCCAGAGTGATACAATAGCCGGATTAGCCTTGCGCCAGTGGTTGACAATCTCCGTCATCTCTGACTCACTCAGCCCCATTCTCTCCCCGCCCATGGTCTTCATTGCCCCTACTCCACCCTGATACCCTAACGCCAACTCGGCAATCTTGCCTTTCTGCCGTCTCGGGTCGGTCTTGGTTATCTCCTCAACCGGGACGTGGAACATCATAGAGGCAGAGGCTTCATAGATTTTCCCGTGAGTACGGAACACCTCCAGGCGCCACTGCTCACCCGCCAACCATGCGATGACACGCGCCTCGATAGCGCTAAAGTCACACACCATGAAGACATGCCCTTCCTTAGCGATGAAGGCTGTACGTATCAGTTGGGACAATGTGTCGGGAACGTTACCGTACATCATCTCCACCATATCCAGGTCCCCCTCCTTCACCAGCTGGCGTGCATAGTCCAGGTCAGGAAGGTGGTTCTGGGGCAGGTTCTGAACCTGCACCAACCGGCCAGCCCATCTTCCGGTTCTGTTAGCCCCGTAGAACTGCAGCAGGCCGCGCACCCGGCCATCAGCGCAGGCAGCCGTAGTCATAGCCTCATACTTCTTCGTTGATGTCTTGCCCATCTCGGCACGAATCTCCAGTACCCTTCTCACCGTATCATCGTCAGTAGCCTTCAGCATATCAGGGATATCTTTCTTCCCTAATGCCTTGACGGTGCTTCCAGTCTGTTCCCCCAGCCATGCCTTGAGCTGTGCTACGCTGTTCGGGTTTTCAAGCCCCGACAACTCGGCCGCCTCAACGGCCAGTCTGCCCTTATAGACATTATCCATATGGACGGCATGGTGCACGAAATCCATATCCAGCAATACGCCTCTGTCGTTGATACGTTGGTCAATCACATAAAGCTCATGTTCGGATGCGGGAATCTTGAATCCCAGTGTCTTTCTTCTGATCTCCTGCTCTACCTCAACATCTCTGACACAGTATCTTTTGAAGGTATCCCATTTGTCCGGCGCGTGTTCCGGCAGGTTTCTCGTCCGCCCGCCGTTGACCTTGGTAGGCTTGCACGGGCAGGAGAAATACTTGATGAGTGCTTTCCCCTCCGACATCTTCTGGTCCTCCAGATTCAGCACCTTTCCGGCTTGCGCCAGACTTAATGGCAGTCCGAGCATGGCGCACCGCACCATAGTGCACTCCCACTGTTCCGGCTTAAGATGGATACCGTAATACCGCCCGATACACGTACGTTCGAAAGATGCGTTAAATGCAGTTTTCAATACCGTCTCATCCGTCAGGGCGTCGAATATTCTCTCAGGCAGCTTTTCCCCCGATGCGAGGTCCACAATCCGCACGGGACCGTCATTGACGGAATACGCAAACAGAAGAACGGTAAAATCATCAGCTTCGGCATATCTGTATACCCCACATGAAGAAATGTCCTCGCTGCTGTAGGTCTCTATGTCTATTCCAAGCGTCTTGATAGGCTCACGGTCATTGGCGGCGGCCTGGCCATTCAGCCTGACGGCAATTTCAGTACATATAAGGGAAAAGCCCTTATGTAGCTTGACATTATACCTGATAACTACGGGGAACAACCCGATCAGCTCGCTCCAAGTCTCGAAAGTTTCCGGATAAGCGGTCGCGACCGTATTCAAATGCTGAAATTCGGATTCAGTACAATCCAGCCTGACAAATAGCTCTCCGGTATAAAAATTGTCCAGATACCTGGCCAGTACGAGAAACGCTTCGGTCAACTCGGCGCAGTCCTGCTCCGAGGCATCCTGCCGGTAGCGCCGGATAACCTCCGACGCCACTCCGGCAATCTGCTCTTTACTGATATTAGAATAGGTCATCTGTACCGTCATTGGAAGGTGCCTCGAAAGGCACGTCAATATCCGCAAAATCAGCCTCGGCGGTGGAGCGTCCTCCGAGCGGCTCGCCGTCCTTGGTCTTCATGAGATTGTTCAGACCGCAGGCAATCCCCTTGTTGCCGTTCGTATTGAACGCGTAGAAAGTTATGGAGGCATAGCCGTAGCATCCTGAATACAACTCGTCCTGGTCCGTAATCGGTTGACGGCGGGCATCGACGATACCGGGTTTCGTCCTGCAGTTCGCGTTGACAAAATAACAGCCCTTGTACGCTTCATCGTCGGGACGTTCGGCGTCGCCGTCACGCAGGGGATTCTTATAAGCCGCAGGTTTCTTTCCCCCGAACTTGCTGCCTATACCGGCATTGAGGGCATTCTGGATAGCCGCCTTAACCAGCCCGACTGACTTGGCATCCGATTTTGGGATGATGAGTGACACGCTGTATTTCTTTTCAGCCCCCTCGCCTATGGCAACGGGTTCCCATACATGCAGATAACTGAACCGTGCCGGTCCTACTATAACTTTTGTTTCTCTAAAATCGTTCATGACATCTAATCGTTTAATCGTTGATACTAATTTTTTCAAAATCCTTCTTCGCATCGTTCAGTTCCGGGCGCTTGTCCGATGCGGGAACAAGCGTCGGTTTCCCTTGCGGCTTGACAACCAGGCTGCCGAGTAAGGCAGCGAATGCCTTCTTGGTAATCAGTTTCTCCATACTGGTGATTGTCTTCAGCTTGGGAGGGTCGTAGATACTTTCCTTCTTGAACCCGTTGGCGATAAGGGTTTCGGCGACTTTCTCCTCATCGGAATAACGCCGTACACTACGCCCTTCCACCAATTTGAATCCGGGGATTGTTTTTCCGTCAAGAGCCGCCTGCAAGGCGAACTCCTCCACCGCATTGAGCCAGCTCTTTATGCCCTCAGCCCTGGTGAGAATATCAGCCAGCTCTCCATCGGAGAGTAAGGCGACATCGTCGAATTCATGCTCCGCCGCCTTCAGGTTCCGTTCGGCCAATGCCCGGCACTGCGCTTTCACCCGACAGAACTGGCAGTGTTTTCCCGGAACAAAGTCACCCTCCCCTTTGAAAGCGGACGCGGCTGCCGGTTTCAGGACATCCTCCCCCCAGGCCACCAAGTCATCAGCCGGCAGCTCATACTCGGATATGCTGTCAAGCCTCGGCTGATAGATAGTCATCCGTACCTTGTCAATGGCATACATGAACCCGAACATGTCGAGCGCCCCCAGGGCATACAGCATCATCTGCTTGTTCTCCACCGCGGATACCGGTACGCCTTTGCCGTATTTCAGGTCGATAATCTCCAACGTGCCGTCAGCCAATATAATGGCGTCATCGGTACCGAATCCCTCGGGCACATAGGCTGTCAGGTCTATCTTCTCCTCTATGCGCAGTACGGCGTCGGGAGTTACCCTTTTTGCCAGTTCGAACTTCTCTTGTACGAATTCCGCATACCCTCTTGCATATTCTTCCATTTCCTCCGAATAGAACTTCTCCGTCCGGAGCTTGGACAAGTGACTTTCGTCACTTCCTTTCAGGATGGCCTCGCCGAACTCATGTGCCAGAGAACCCTCCCGAGCAAAGTCCCCCGCCTTGTCAGGGAACCTCTCCTCAAGCCGCGCGGATGGGGTACATACCAGCCAACGACCGGCGGCGGACGGTGATAATACGGCATGGCTCATAGGGCGTTCAGTTTTTCTATGAATTCCCTGCGCTGCTCCTGATTCAGTTCAGGAATGCGCTTGACGCCGAAACCTTCCAGAATCCCGAACACCTTTTCCTTTCCGAACTCCTTGGTCTTCGGACCGACTATATCCCTCATCTGCTTGTCCGATATTTCGGATGTTTTCCCCTCCGTTGGGGCGGCGGCCGCGGGTTCCTTGACTGCCGGTACTGCCGGCGCCTGCGGTACCACAACGGCGGGAGGGAGTTCACGTACTTGCGGCATCGCACCGCCTATCGCTGTCGCCAGCGTGTTGACGCATCCCACCAGTGCGGGGGTAGCGTCAAGTCTCACATTCACATTAAAATCCATAATCATTTATCGTTTAAAGTAATACTCCTTTTTTCGCGAGCTCAATCCTTGACTCGAGATCCTTTATCCGGCCAGCCTTCCTGCAGAGCTCCCTGATATGTCTGGCGGCCTCAATTTTCGTATAAGTGCCATTCGCGAACTCCGACAGGGCCTTACGTGTGAAATCGAAGTTTTCCGACTCGTCCTCGAAGAGGTCAAAGGTTGTCACCAGTTCATGGTATATGCTCTCTATCAGGGCATCGGCGGCAAAATCACCGGAATTGAATACCAGCGCCCTGATCTCCTCCAATATCTCATCCCTTGTCTTGGCCAGCTCCTGCATCGAATAAGCCGCCTGGGAATACAAGTTCGGGTATATATGGCCCGTCTTGACAGTCTCTTTCATATTGGAAAGGGACGCAAGCAGGGAGCGTTCCCCGTCCGAAAGACGTATTTCCGTCGTTTTATGTGCATTTTTTTTATCTTCCATAATCCGTATACAATATTATATTAATGCGTCAATAACTGAGGGAGTCGTAGAATTCCCTGCGCTCCAGATATTCCTCCACGACATCCGAACGGGAGCCACCGCCGATACGGTCGTGGATGTACTGGTATTTCTCGAGGCTCATACCGGAAAGGACTTCGTCATTGTATTCCACGCGCCCTCCGTACACGCATCCCGCAACAACGGCCATTGCGAGGAGCGCCTTCAATGTGTATTCGGTAGTCTTGTTCATGCCAGCCCCTCCGCATTTCCGGTATCGACCGCGAACCGGAGCACGTCCGAGCCCCTGCACTCCCAACGTCCGAACCGTCCGTCCTCGATTCTCACATACCTTATCTTGTTCTCGGAGGCAAGACGCTCCAGCCGTCTGCGCCCACCGACCAGGGCCGAAGCCTAGGTCTTGGTGAAAGTCACCTTGTCGGCGGCCTTCATGATTTGTTGAAGTCTGTCCATGGCTATCTCAATTTAGATTGTCCCTTGTAGTCCAGTCCGAGCAGCGCCAGCAGACTGTCGAACCGGTTGTCATAGTAATAGGCTTTCTTCACGCCGTTCCATTGTCCGGAAACGCGCTTGTTCTCTCCGTACAGCAGCCCTCCTTCCATCAGGCAGTCGTTGCTGTCCATGAAGCCCTTTTCCTTCATCACTTTGTTGAATGCGTAAACCGGCATATACACCTTCCGGTCCGCGAGCGCCCTTGACGCCGCCACTGTCAGCCCGGTCTTCCCGACAAGGCTCTCCGTGTTTTTCCCGCTGATGACGAACTCCGCCAGCGCGCCTGCGCAGTCTATCAGCTGTACCTTCAGGTCCTGCACTCCGGATATGCCGAAATCGGCATTCAGCCGCCCGTTACTGTCCTTGAGCAGCTCGGTAATTCTGTCAAGGCACTTGCTCCTGATGTTCGCCAGGTTCATGGGCATCAGATTCGTTCTCTCCGTGTTCACCATATTTCTTTCTCTCCTCCTAAAAGAGAAAAGCTCCACTCCTTCATATCCCTGAAAGTGGCAGTTAGGATAATCCGGAATGAAGCTTTATCAAATGTCTTTTACTGCGGAACTGCCACGTAACCGCTGATTGTGCCGTAAAACATCGGGCATTGATTGGATAAATGAAAAGGACTGCCTATCTTTGCAGTTGTCAGACTTTAAGGATAGGGAATAGGGACGCTTCTCTAACCAGCCCTTTTCTGTAATCCGCTTGCAACGTTTTACGGATGCAAACATAAAGAGTATTCTCATAACACCAAAAGAAATTATGAGTATTCTCTTTAAATTTTTCATTTATTAACATAGTATACTATTAATATGGAAGAGTATCCTACTAAAAGACTTATGCAATATGCCGCATATAAAGGCATCTCTATAAGTGCATTTGAAAAATCAATAGGGAAGGCTCCTAGTTATCTCCGGAATTCAAAAGACATAACCTCGGCAGTTATGGACACGTTAAAGAAGAAGTATCCTGACTTATCTATAGACTGGCTCATTACGGGTAAGGGGTCTATGATTAACAATATTGTACGTCTTAATATAGACAAGGAAAAGGTACGGGGCATGCAGAATGTCCCGGACTACATAGAAATTCCGGAACAAGCGAAAGATATTATAGAAAGAGTTCTGCAAGGTACTTCCAAGGATTCAGACAACCCCGTTATGGTTGCCGAACCATCAACAAAATATGGAGAGAATGAAATTACTACGGTTTTAGACCGCATAAGGCAATTTATAGATGCTAAAAAATTGAGTGACAGAGCTTTCTCGGCATCCATAGGAGTTCCTTCTATGACTTTGAGCAGTATGTTTAAAAGGCATAGTGACCCAAGCGCTTTACTTATAGCCACTATCGTATCAGTATATCCTGATGTTTCGCCCGATTGGCTCTTATTAGGTAAAGGAGAAATGCTTAAATCGGTAACCCCTGCACCTGTTGGCAAAGCTAGTGAAGAGAAAGGCATACCCTACTACGCTGACCTTCCGGTAAGTGCCGGACAGCTTGATATATTCATGCAAGACGCGGAACCCACGGGCTGGGTGAACCTTCCGGGGGTGAGGTCAAAGGCACTCTTCCCCGTAGTTGGGTGTAGCATGAAGCCGGAAATCAATCCCGGAGATGTGGTGGGCATCGTACAGATGGAATCGTGGGAAATGGTGGACCCCGACAAGACCTATCTGATAATCACCAATGAGGACCGTATGATAAAGCATCTTGCCAGGGATGAAGAGGACGACACCATACTCTGGTGTATATCTCCCAATTATCCGAAATTCAAGATAAACAAGGATGACATAAAGTTCCTATACCGCATCTCCTTTTGCGGTAAATTAATGTAAAGACTAATTATGAATAGGAAATTGATTTATCACAGATAAATTATAAAGCGGATATACGAAGACGGAGAAAAGATTCGTTGCGTTTCCATCAACACGGACTATCCGGCATTCTCCATCCCTAAAGAGGATATATATTCAATGGCCTTAGTCATCGGGGCATTGAACATCTCCGAAATGTAGGACTTGTAAGGTTATAGTGTTATGACATCACCCCATTCACGCCGGACCTCCTCCGTTCTGTCGGGATTCCTATCGATAAAGTCACGAAGCATCGACGCGACTTCTTTTTTCCGGATAGGTTCTTCCTTTGGGGACGGCACCAATAGCTCGGATTTATACCCATGGCTAAAGTCGTTGACAATGCCGCCCGGTATATAGCCTGTCTCTTATACACATCTGACGCTGCCGAC